CGATGATCCGTATCCAGCACACTGTCAACACTGAAGAGAGCCACATCAACGGGCAATGGACGGTCAAAGCCGGCCAAACCGAGTTCGAGCTTGGCCCCCTCCCGATGGCGATGATGAACGGCTGGACATACTGCGCCGACGAATACGACTTCGGGCTGCCATCTGTCCTCGCGAACTATCAGGCTGTCTTGGAAGGTAAGTCACTGGTGATTAAGGAAGCGCCGGCACATCTTCGCGTAATCAAGCCGCATGCAGAGTTTCGCTTCGTCTGCACCGGCAACACGAACGGGTCTGGTGACGAAACCGGGCTGTATCAAGGCACGATGATTCAGAACAGCGCCAACTACGACCGTTTCGGCATGGTCGTGAACAAGAAATACATGGACAAGAAAGCCGAGAGCCAGATTTTGCAGAATCATTGCAAGCTGACGCCGGTCGACGCCGACAAGATGATCGAGTTCGCTTCACTGGTGCGGCAAGCGTATGACGGCGCCAAGATCAGCGACACGATTTCGCCACGCACCCTGATTTTCGCCAGCAAGATCGGCGTGATGCGCGGATCGTTCAGCCAGGGGTTGATGCTGTCCTTCATGAACAAGCTGTCCAAGATCGACAAGGAAGTCTGCGTCGGCCTCTCACAACGGATTTTCGGGTAAGAACATGACCGCCATACGGTTCGAAGACAACATTGGGATCATCCACATGCAAGCCAAACGTGGCTTGAAGTGGGCGCAAGGGGCAGGGTTGCCCCTGGATTACAACGATATGTTTCAGGAGGCTTCAATCGCGTTTCTACTTGCGGCTGAAGGGTACGACCCGAATGCTGGCGTCAAGTTTTCGGCGTACTACACGATGGCGGCGTTCTCACAATTTCGCAAATCGATCGGCATTATGTCTGGAGTCAAGAACTTGAACCCTGGACAGCGCGAGGAGATCGCCGATCGAAAGGCTGAAAACGCAAGGCGGATAGCTGCCGGCGAAAGACCACTGCCGGAATGCAACTACGGCTTGCGTCCAAAGCTATTTTCAGAAATGGACGGTAACGATGAATCCAGTGAATTTACAAGTTTCCAAGACAGCCTGGTGTCGGATGCGCCTTCACCGGAGTCTATTCTGGCGGAGCGGCAGGTCGGGGAAGAAGTGCTACTCAAGCTCAGTCCGCTTGCCTGCCTGATTGCGGAGCTGCTGCGCGAGCCTCCTGAAGAGCTTCTGCGGGAGTTGGACTGCCAGTTGGCCCACCGGCACGAAGCGAATGAATCTGGCGGAGCCACCTTCAATGATGGCGTCACTGTCAAGGACGTATGCCGGTTCTTGCAGGTGATCGCCCCTGACTTGAAAGACAAGGATGTCAGAAGGGCCAAAACTGAGCTTATCGCTTTGCGCCTCGAATACGACGAAAGAAACAAAAGGAAAGGGAAGTAAATGGAACTGTTACAACAATCCAAAGAGCAGGCGCGGGCGCCAGGATGCTATGGAGCAGCGAGCGTATTCGGGTCGGACTCGACGGTGTGCCAGGCTTGCGTGGCATTTGAGAGCTGTGGCGCAACGTCGGTGCGAACGCTGGAAATGATTCAATCGGTCGTCAACGTCAAAGACCTGCTCGCCAAGCATGAGCGATCCAGGCAGATTGCTATAGCCAGAGCCGCAGCGGGAAGACCGCCGACGGCGCAGAAGGTCAAGCTGTTCGCCAACGCCCCGGTGATCCCCACACAAGCCGAACGTCCAGTGTGTCAGCCCGCGCTGCCGGCGAAGGTCGAGCGCAGGACAGCGGTGGAGCGGGTCAAGTTCGAGATCAGCGAGGAGCATCAAGCAATCATTGCGAGCATCCGCAACATCAAGGCGCGTGAAGTGGCGACATCACTATGCGAAAACAACAAGATAACCGAGTGCGTCAGGGATTTACCGAACAGCATTAACCCGTTCAATCAGGGAGGTCCGCATTACGTTCGCATCACTTGCGACATGCTGTTGCATGGCGGCTATACGCAAGCGCGTCTGAAGTCCAGGCTGATATCTGAGCGCGGCATGACTGAGGGCGGGGCATCTTCCCATGCTTCGTTGATTTGCGCCATTTTTGTCAAGTTTGGATTGATAGTCGGCAAAGACGGTGAGTACACGCTCAATCCTGCGCTCGATTGAGATACTGAATTACTGAAATACAGAAAGCAGGGAAAAGATGAACATCAATCATGCCTTGAACGTGTCGTCCGACTTCAGCATCGGCAAATCGCTGCTGCAAGTCGACCACATCATCGAAGAAGCCATCAAACATGGCTACGAGTCGGTTGCGCTGGTGGACGAAATGTCGATTCACAACATGGTCGACTTCTCCAATCGCTGCAAGAAAGCGGGCATCAAGCCGATCATTGGCTGCAAGCTGCGCGTCTACGACGACCCAACCTACCGGAAGCCGAGCAAAGCGTCCGGCGAAAAGGTCAAGGCGAATCCGATGGTCGTCATCAAGGCGTATGCTATCGACGAAACTGGCATCAGTTCGTTGATGAAGCTGCTGTCGAAAGCGAACACGCCGGAATACTTCTACTACCACTCACGCTGCGGCTGGGCCGATGTGATGGACTTAGTGGGCGTCGCGATCAGTACCGGCGACATGAATAACCTGTTTCATCATCCAGAATACGAAGGGATCATTGGCGATCTGAGCCACAAATTCGAGCATTTCTTTGTCGAATTGACGCCGATTGACACGCCACTGTTCGACACCCTGAATGCCAAAGCTGTGAAATTGGTGAGCGAGAACACAGGACTGCGAACGGTTGCGACCTATCCATTCCTGTACCGGGAAGACGCCGATGCCTCCACGCTTGACGTGTTGGGCGTCATCACGACCCAGGCAAAGATGTCCACAAGCTACCGGCCAATCCAGTACGTTACCGAGTTCGGCTTTCGGCCGCCGGTCGAGTTAGCCCGACGCATAACGGCGGCGCACATGCGAGCCAAGAAGTGGAGCAGTGTCGATCAGCCATCTATTTGGCGCGACGCAGTGGCGAACGTCGAAAAGCTGGCGAATCTCTGTACCTACGCATTCAAGAAAATGCCGGTATCACTGCCAATCATGGCTGATAACGAGTTCGAATTACTCGGCAAGAAATGTATTCAGGGCTGGAAACGCCGCTTCACAAAGCGCGTTTTGGGGTACAAGCCAACCGCAGCGGATATACCGCGCTATCAAGAGCGCCTGAAATACGAGCTGGCTGTTCTCAAGAAAATGGGATTTTCAGGCTACTTCCTGCTGGTCGAGGATCTAGTTACGTGGGCCAAGAACAACGAAATCATCGTCGGCCCTGGACGCGGGTCGGTCGGCGGGAGTCTGGTTGCGTACCTGCTCGGCATTACCGACGTCGATCCAATCCGGTTCGACCTCCTGTTCGAGCGCTTCATCAACCCCGACCGGCTTGACTTGCCCGACGCCGATCTGGACTTCATGAGTTCGAAGCGCCACTTGATCGTGCAATACCTGATCGGTAAGTACGGCGCCGATCGGGTGGCAGGGATCAGCAACTTCTCGACCCTGGCGTCGGCATCTGCGTTACGTGACGCGGGTCGTGTGCATGATATGTCCGGTCTGGATCTGATGGCGACCAAGCTGGTGCCAAAAGAGCATGGTCAATCGGTGACGTTGACTGAAGCTGCCAAGATGGTGCCGGAGCTGGAGAAGTTCAAAGCCGTTCACAGCGACGTGTGGAATCACGCGATCAAGCTCGAAGGCGTCATGCGGTCGTTTGGTAAGCATGCCGCCGGTGTGGTCGTCGCTGGCGAGCCGCTGGTCAATCGTGCCGTCGTTGAAACGCGCGAAAGCGATGACGGCGTGCCGGTCGTGTCATGGGATAAGCGGGTCGTGGAGGACTTCGGGCTGGTCAAGATGGATATCTTGGGTCTGTCAACACTCGACGTGCTGGAGCTGGCGCGACGCTTCATCAAAGAGCGGCATGGCAAAGACTTTCAATACATCGATCTTCCGCTGGGGGAAGACGACATCATGGATTCGTTCGGGCGCGGCGACACGACCGGCGTGTTTCAGTTTGAATCGGCCGGCATGAAGCGCCTGCTGCGCGATCTCGCCGGCGCTGGTCGATTGACGTTTGAAGACATTGCAGCCGCGACCGCGCTATTTCGACCTGGCCCGATGGAGTCCGGCCTGATGTCGGACTTCGTGCAGATTAAGCAGGGTACGCGCGAGCCGTTCTATGAACACAAGAACATGGAGGCGGCGCTCAGTCCGACCTATAGTGTCATCGTGTACCAGGAGCAGGTCATGCAACTGGCGGTTGACCTGGCGGGATTCACTCACACTGAAGCGGATCACTTGCGGAAGGCGATGGGTAAGAAAGACAAGGACAAGATGGCCGAAATGCGCCAGCAATGGGTAGATGGCTGCATGTCGAAGTCCGGTATGGGCGCCTACGCGGCGGGTGAGCTGTTCGATAAGGTGGAAGCGTTCGCCGGCTACGGCTTCAACAAGTCGCATGCGGTCGAGTATTCCGTTATATCAGTCTGGACGATGTGGGTGCGCGTTCGCTATCCCGCCGAATACTTTGCCGCCTGTTTGTCTGTGGTTGGTGACGACAAGCTGACCGGACTGGTCAATGACGCCAGAACGTACGGCATCGAGCTATCGCCGCCCGACGTCAACCGATCCACCGAGTTCTTCACGATACCGGACAACAAGCATTTGCTGATTCCGTTCTCCAAGATCAAGGGCTGCTCGGAGAATACCGCCAAGCGGATTGTCGAATTGCGCAACCTGGAAGGTGGCGCGTTCAGGGATATGGATCACTTTTTGGCGGTAACGACGGCAAAAGGCAGCAAGGTCAACAGCAAAGTGCGAGACATTCTGGATAAGGTCGGCGGACTGGTGCCATTGCAGCCTGGCGCGTTACCGGCAAACCACATGGATCGCCGAAAAGAGCAGACCGAGCTAATGCCTGGCCTGATTATCGATTCGGTCAAGGCAGATCGCCAGACCGACGTTACCGACAAGTTTCTGCGGACGAAGATCATTCACATCGTCAGCAACTACCGGACGTGTACCGCCTGCGACCTGCACGATCAGCCCCACCCGACGGTCAGGATGAAGAACACGATCAAGTTCATGGTCATATCGGATTGTCCATCGTGGCAGGAAGAGAAGGCCGGCAAGTTGCTGGAGGGCGACGCAGCGACGCATGTCAAGGTTGCGTTGAAAGCTGCTGGCCTCGAACCGTCTGAAGGGTATTACACGACGCTGGTCAAGGCCAAAAAGTCTGACAAATTCTTGAGCAATGCCCAGCTAAATGGCTGTGCGCAATACCTTGAGCGCGAGCTGGAGCTGGTCAAGCCGGCAGTCATCATTGCGCTTGGGTCGGCAACAATCAAGAGGCTGCTGCCTGGCGTGAAGGGGTCGGCAACTGAATTGGCCGGTAAGGTCATCTATGACGCCAAGCTGGACGCGTCGATCGTTTGCGGCATCAATCCGCAAGTGATTTACCACAACCCCGATCAATTGGAGGTGCTGAAGGCGGTCATGGAAAAAGCCGCTGACATTTTAATTTAACAGATAAGTAACGAGTGACTTGCCTATCCAAAGACGGGTCACTATCATCAAACTGAAGTTAAACAATCACTAGGAGAAGTACATGGCAGCTAAAGACATCCCGATGGGCGACGACGAATTGGACGCCTTGATGGCAGAACTGGAAGCGGAAACATCCGGCATGGTCGTTGCGCCGGCCGCAAAAGCTGCGGTCGTCGAGTCAGAGGTGCCGGCAGCGGCAGAGCCGGAAGTAGACGAACTCGAAAAGCAAATCGAAGCAGAGACGGCAGCTCAAGCGAAGCGTGAAGCTGATGCAGCGGCGGCAGCGGCACAGGCAAAGAGCGAAGCGGAAGCCGCGCTTGCCGCGCGGGTGGCGGCACAAGCCGAACGCGAAGCCAAAGCTGCGGCAGAGGCGGCTCAACTTGAAAATGCCAGATCGAAGCTGGCGATTGAGCCTGAACCGCGCACGAAAGACGAGCCGGTAATCGCCGACCCTGAAAAGGTGGCGGAAGCTGTGACTGCGGCAGCAGCGACCGCCTCCAAGAATAAGATGCCGATGCGTCACCACATTGACGTTGATACGTTTAAGGCGGACATAGCCATCAACGACACTAATCTTGACAAGTGCATGATGGAGCAGGCGGGTCTGCGCGCCTGGTGGCAGTCCGAAGCGGCGCGGGCAGAAGGTCAGTACAGTCGGACGAAAGCGCAGTTCGAGCGCGCCGAAGCGAAGCTGTACGACAAGCATCGCCGGCTGGCCGCCGCGTCCACCGAAAAGGTCACTGAAAAGATGATCGAGAACGCCGTCAAGATGGACGACGACTGGCTACGGATCAAAAACGCAGTGATTGAATCACAGACCATTGCGGAAGTAGCGCGCGGCTGCGCGGACTCATTGCGCGACCGTGGAATGATGCTCGTCCAGATGGCTTCGGATCGCCGCGAAGAAGGTAAAGGACAGTCGCGCGTTATGGCGGCGAACGAAGACCGCGCCAGCACATTCGCCACAGCAAAGGCGCTCGTCGGTCGGGCGTAGGTCGCTAGGAAAGTTCACTCGTGGCAGCATAAAGATAAGTCACGAGTGAGCTATAATAAGTAAGCAGTGAACTAACTTTCAAAACTCAAAACCTAAACTTATACAAGGAACTTTATGACAACTAAACCAAGTTTGATGGAACTGCTGGCAGCTAAGAAACAGGCAATGAAAAAGACCGAAAAGGCCACCAAGCTCAAGGCCGGTGACCAACGCGTGAAAATCTTGCCAGGCTGGCGCAGCTACGACAAGGACGGCAACAAGATTGTCGGTGGTGACGAAACCTTCTGGCATGAATTCGGCCAGCACTTTGTCAAGGATGCCGCCGAGCAGTTGCAAGCGGTCTACCTCTGTACCAACGCCACCTACGACCAGCCGTGCGAAGTGTGCCAGGCATTGACAACTGCCAGCCGCGCTGCACCGGACGACGCGACCCAAAAGGTTATCGCCGAAGCCAAAGCTGGCCGCGTTACGTTGGTCAATGCGCTGATGTTGGACTCGGCCGAACCGAATACGCCGGTAGTGCTG